AACCATTTGTGCCCTGCACAAAATGCTAAGGCTGTGGAACATTTTGCTAAAACAATGAAGATCAAGGGTCTCGGCCCTGCGTCTATTCAGAAGTTAGGCTGGACTTGCCCGTCCGAAATTTACAACGCTTCTAGCGAAAGTATCTTAGCATCGTTGGGCTCCGAGAAAGTGGCATCTAAGCTTGAGGCGGAAATCGTTAACTCGTTTAACGCTCCCCTCGAGCTTCTTTTACCCGCCTTTGGCATTCCTTTAATCGGAAAAACGGCAACACTGAAGCTGTCTGAGACTATAAATCATATTTCTCATATTAATGCAGACACTTGTGAACGTGCCGGATTAGGACCAAAAGCAACACAAAACTTACTAGACTGGATGGAGAGTGACTTACCTTACTTTCTAGAAATTATGCCGCATAGCTGGTATTTCTCAGACATTACACCTCCTGCTGTGAGTAAGGGCACTGTATGTATTAGTGGGCGCTTGAAGAGTTTCAAGAGCAAAGCTGATGCTACAACCGCTTTGAATACGGCTGGATACGAAGTTAAATCTAGTCTAACTAAACAGGTAGGCTTTCTCATCAATGAAGGTGAGACTGAGTCTGCTAAAACTCGACAGGCCAGAAATACTGGCGTGACTATAGTAACTGATCTTAGATCATTTTTGGAGAATTAAATATGGCACTTCCTAAGTGGACCGAAGAGCGTACTGAAGCGCTCACAAATTTTGTCGGAGGCGAAAGCCCCGTATCCCAAGCTACTGTTGCAGAAGCAGCAGACCAGCTTGAAACCTCTGCTCGTTCTATCTCTAGCAAACTGCGAAAGATGGGTTTTGAAGTAGAGCTTGCTTCTGCCGCCGCAGGCAAGTCTTTTTCTGCGGACCAAGAAGCTACTCTCCGTGCCTTTGTTACTGACAATACTGGTCAGTATACATATGCTCAAATTGCTGAGCATTTTGAAGGCGGTGAGTTCTCACCTAAGTCTATCCAAGGCAAAATCTTGTCAATGGAATTGACTGACCACGTCGCTCCTGCCCCTAAGGTAGAGAGTGTGCGTACTTACACTCCTGATGAGGAAACTACATTCGTCTCTATGGTGAATGATGGTGCTTTTGTTGAGGCAATCGCTGAAGCATTGGGCCGCTCTGTTAACAGCATTCGTGGTAAGGCTTTGAGCCTGTTGCGTTCTGGTGATATTGCTGCTATTCCTCGTCAAGAGAATACAAAAGGCTCTGGCAATGCTGACCCTCTAGAGGGTGTTGATGTTGCTGCTATGACTGTCGAGGCAATTGCAGACACAATTGGCAAGACTGCTCGAGGCGTGAAAACTATGTTGACTCGTCGTGGCTTGTCCGCGTCAGACTACGATGGTGCCGCTCGGGCCGCTAAAGCGTAGTAACTTTTTGTGTAAGGGACCGGTCCTTTTCGGGGCCGGTTTTTAATGTTCGGGGGAACTGTTGAATATATCTAGTGCTTTAATTAAGCAGTGTATTGTTGTGGAGGACTTTGAGACGTGGAGCTATCTGCGTAAAGAGTATCTTTCTGCAGAATATCATCTGTTGTATGAAGCAATTGATAAACATTGTGAACTTCACCATCAGTTCCCTTCTTTTGATGATCTCAAGCTAAGTACTAGACACGCACCTACCAAAGACAAAGTGTTCGCCATTGAGTCTGTTGAAGTAGATGTAGACCCTGCTACTCTGCTTGAGTACCTGAAAAATGAGTATGCTCAGAAAGAGATTCTTATATCTCTTGATAAGTATATCGACAACACTGTGTTGTTTGCAACAGCAGATGAATCTGTGCAAGAGCTTCATCAAATAGTATTAGACATCGAGGATAAAGTCGATCTTGAGCTTCCCCAAGAAAGTATGCAGCGCATACACTTAATGGAGCCAGAAGAAGAACTTGCCAAGCATATTGGTCTCGGCCTGAACTCAGCTTATGACGAAAGTATTACTTTCAGCCCCAAGGATTTGATTCTTGTGGGCGGTAAGCGCGGCTCAGGTAAGTCTATTACTTGTGCTAATGTTGCAAACAATGTATTTCAATCTGGACGTTCAGCTATTTATTTCACTATTGAAATGGATAGTCGATCAATATTGCAACGATGCTGTTCGATTGCTACTGGAGTCAACTTCTCAAGGATTCGCAATGGAAACCTTACGAACATTGAGTGGGAAAAAATAGCTGCTTGGCAAGCAAGTCGTTTTGTCAACGGACATGAACGATTACTAGAATACAAGAGAAACGAAAAGCAAGATTATAACGAGTTTCACCGTAAACTTACTACTGACCATGAGCTTCTCCCGACTCAACAGTTAGACGTAGTTTACGATCCTAGCCTCACTATCGCCAAGATACGTGCAGAGTTGGATAAGAAAGTCTCTAAAATCGGTGCTAGTGTTATTGTTGTAGACTATATAAACCAAGTTAAGCGTTCCCACCTTCCTTCGCGAGGAGGCCAGTATGACTGGACAGAACAGATTGAGGTTAGTAAGGCTTTAAAGTCTATGGCTCAAGAGTATGATTGTGCTGTATTTTCTCCGTATCAAACAGATGCAACAGGCGAGGCTCGCTTTGCTAAAGGTATCTTAGATGCGGCAGATGCAGCATATTCACTTGATACATGGGACCAAGAAGACCAATGCATTACTTTTAACTGCGTAAAAATGCGCTCTGCCAGTATGCAAAGTTTTACCTCTACTATGGATTGGGAGACTTTGAAGATTGGCCCGGAAACTGCAATGACTCCGCAAGAGCAAGAGGAGTCTTCGCACAAGACTGGCGAAGAAATTAACGACCTCTAATAAAAATAATGCTTGACTTTCCTCACTGATTGCTGTATAATATTACTTCAATCAGTGGGGATTTTTTATTTATGGGAATGATTTATGGCTCTAACAACTACACAACAGATGGACGTAAGAAAAAGACAAGCAGTGCTCGCCGCACTCGACAAACTATCAAAGGGGTTCGATCAAACGCTCCAGAACCTTATCGACGACAAGCTCCCGAGTACCGAAGTGCCCCCGATACAACTGGAGTTGCAGCTAGACTTCAGCCAATGTATTACACCGGCACGCTTGTTAAAGGTATCGGAACCATGCACAAAAGTAACGCAGTCCCCGTCATAAACGAAGAAGAAATGAAGGACTTAGCAAGGATGAGACGATGACACTATCTACACGAGTACAAAATAAAGTCGGACCATACTTCGATATACTAGAAGTTGCAATGTCAGAAGACAATAAGGCTCTTGCACGAGATATGTTAGATAAAATATCTGTGTACTTTAGTATGTTAGATGATGAGCATATAGACTATTATCAAGGGTGTATTTTTGCTCTGGAAGAAAATATGGTGCACTACTTTCAAGATGACGGAGACAGCTATTTAGAAGACTGGGACGGGGACGCTTTAGCCTCTGCGGGGTTTGGTACGGATGAAAACTATCTATGAACGTAGAAGAGCTATTACAGTCAAAAAATATACCATATTACCCAAAAGGTAAAGACTTTGAGGTAAGTTGCTTAAATCCGGAGCACAACGACAGAAATCCTAGTATGAGAATAGACCAAGTAACTGGTATATTTAACTGTTTTTCTTGCGAGTATAAAGGCAACCTATTTACTCTCTACGGCCAAAAAGCCGATAAAATGGAGATTAAGCGACAGTTGCTAAAGAAAAAAATACAACACGTCCGAGAGGAGTCACACGGTATTGAGCTTCCTCCAAACCGCCAAGACTATATTAGCTCTTGGAGAGGTATACGAACTACTACTTATAGAAAGTTCGGTGCATTTAAGAGTAGTACGAAAGAGTTTAATGGCAGAGTATGTTTTCCAATATTTGACAGAACCGGCAAAGTAGTAGCTATACAAGCTAGAACTGAAACAGATCAACAGCCTAAATACTATAATGCCCCTATCGGAGCAAAGCTACCTCTATATCCCATAGTAACACCTATACAGGGTAGTATTATTTTAGTAGAAGGAATCTTTGACGTACTTAATCTACACGACAAAGGTCTTACTAACGCTATGTGCTGCTTTGGAGTAAAAAACTTTAACGAAGAAAAACTTGAATCACTAAGTGTTCAAGGAATTACACACATAAATATATTTTTAGACAATGATGAAGCGGGCCAAAAAGGTGCCGAAATAATAAAAGAGATGTGCGAGAAATTTGGTCTCAGTACCCAAACTATTAGGTATGGTGATAAATACCTAGATGCGGGAGCACTATCTCAATCTCAAGTAGACAAATTACGGAGCAAGTTATATGCCTAAAGTTGCATTAGTAGAAACTAAACCTAGTAACACTAAATTTAAAAATTATTTTGATTTTGATTTTGATCGGTTCTCTTTATGTTCCGATCCATCTCTTAAAAAAGTACTAAAGCGCGACTGCGATATTGATATGAACCCAGACGATTATGACTGGGTTATTCTCGTAGGATCAGACGCTATGAAGTACTACACTAAGTTAAGCTCTGTTACAGAGTATACAGGCAAAAAAGTAGAAAAGAAGTTTTTACCTATAATCAATCCAGGAATGCTCAGCTTTAAACCAGAAGTAAAGCCTGTGTGTGAAAAGAGTGTTGAGAGTATTCATGGGTATGTTGGAGGCCAAATTCAAGATGTAGTCATTGATAGTGACGTTGCTTTTGGTATTCAAGACACGGAGGAAGCAAATGATTTTATTCGGGCTGCCATCGCAGAAGAATGTGAATACATTGCACTCGATTCTGAGACGACTGGGCTCTACCCTCGTGATGGGTATATGTTGGGTATCAGTCTCTCTTACAATA